TGAGGTGCTTGGTATGAAAAATGCAAACGGTGTAATCAAAAAGCTTACATCTGCGGAACGTTCTTACTATACAGCCGCTGAGGTCAGAGAAATGATGGGTGTGAGCAGGGATACGGCATATCGCATGATACGCTCCCTTAGGTCGGACCTGATAGCCGATGGACAGCTTGCCAAGGGGTATCCATCAGGGAAAATCCCCAAAAAGGCATTTAACAAATTATACATGATTGAATGAAAGGAGTGGATACGATGGCTTTTTATAGAATCTGCCCGGATTGCGGAGCGTATCTGGATCCGGGAGAACAGTGCAGTTGCCACGAAGAACACCTGATCGAAATGGAAAGAAAAGAAAAAGCAACTGCATTTGTTGAAAAGATGGTGAAAGAAGAAAGGAATGGCCAGCTTCGCCTGGCGGTATAGGAAGGAAAGATGTTAACACCAAAAGATCTTGAAAAATATCATCAGGCCGCAGAGCGGATCCTGAATGCAATGGATAACAGCCCGGTGCCGATCAGCTGGCACGAAATGGACAGAATGGCATTGCAGAGTGTTATCGCAAAGGAATTGATTCTCATTGACAAGGAGGCGAGAAGATGAATGTATGCGAAGTGCCGGATGTGTGCAAAAACATGGAATATAAGCTTGTTACAGAAGATTCCAAAACAAGGGTATATCTGTCCCTGGTGCGAGAATTCAATAAGGCAGAGTATGAGAAATACTATCGTGCCAAAAAGAAAGCAAAAATGAAAAAACGAATTATTCTTGCTGCAAAAGTCATGAAATATGTAGTTCCCGTTCTGGTGAGTACAGTGCTTTATAATGCACTGTCCCAGAGACTTTATATCGAAAGAGGAAGCCACGAAATTGGTTCAGAGGCATTTCTGGTCGGAATGATCGGACTTGGCATCTTCTGTTTCCTTAGCTGGCTCGTAGGAGGTGATGAATATTAAAAAGGCCTTGGATAATAAGGGGAAAGCGGAGTGTAGACGGCACCCACGATCCTATCCAAGACCAGTCAGAACTTTAAAAACAGGTTTGAGACCCATTGTTTTTAAGTCAACGTCATTTTATCACAAAAATAGGAGGTTATCAAGTAGATGAAAGAGGTTTTAGGAAGCTTGCCGGAAGTTATAACGGCATACAAAAATTATAACCTGCTGGTGCCGACAGCAACGGATGTGCAACTTAATCCATTCTACAAATTCCATGTAGAAGAGGTTCCGGTTGATCTGGGCGAAAACAGCGGAGACATTTTCAAGGTTGGCTCAGTTAAGACTGGGAAGCAGGATGAGAGAGGAAAGGATATCTGGGAAGATGTGTTTTCCTTATCTAAGCCATTGCTCAACAAAATGGCTATGGCGGCCGGTATCCAGTTCAATCCAAAGGAAACATATGGTGAGCGTATCGACCGGGTTACATACCGGGCACAGGCTCAGGGAGCTATGCGCAAGGCTGACGGAACAGCCAGAACAGAAACCGATCAGAAGGTGATCTGTCTTGAGGACGAAGAAGAGAAGTATCGCATTGAGTTTGCGGATAAAGCTGCAAAAGGCATAACTGATGAAAAACAGGCACAGGCAGCTGCGGAAATCTTTTCTGGACAATGGGTGGAATCCAAAAATAAATGGGGAAAGAAATGCCAGGCTTTTGTGATCGCGAAAGAAGACAGGGATAGATATATTGATCGCTCCGTCATGGTAAACATGGCACTGCTGAAAAAGACCTGGGCTGAAAAAGCTATGACCGGTGCAAAGCTTCGTGTTATAAGAGCTCTGCTTGGTGTAAAAGGCACAGGGAAAACCAGAGGAAGAACTGAAAACGGTAGAAAAAGACATTCTTAAAAATCAGGAAGAACTTGAAAATCTGGATGAATCCAGAAGAAATCTGATCGAGCGTCAGGAAAAAATATCTGAGGCCGAGAAGGAAAGTGAAAAAATCAGAAGTGATTTGAAAGAATGCTCAGAAGAATACAGTGCAATGGCAAACGATCTGGACCATTCAAAGCAGACATTGACAGCGTGCAATAATCTATTGGAACTGGCC